TCATAAATTTCCAACCATGTTCTTGGCAGAAGATGTCAGCTGCTTTCCACTTCTCTTGGTTGACCAGATAAGTCGCAGCTTCACGCAAATACTTCTTGGTTCTATTCTTCTGAACTGGCATCTTAGTTTGGTTAAATGGTTTAACTTCAATAATATAAGTCATTACAGACCCGTCTTTTTGTTTCATTTTGGCAATAAAGTCTGGAAAATAACGATGCATTTTGCTGTCCAACGGTGACTTGTAGGGTATGTGTATTTCTTCAGAAGCCCACCATATTACGCTTGGATGTTCATCCAACCATTTCATAACCCTCACTTCCCATGTAGAACGATAGATGATGTTGTTGGCATCACCATTGTATTTCTTTGGATTGTTAGGTTTAAACCTTCCTTTGTATGTTTTGTTACCGAATGTCATATAAATATCTAGCAATCTTTCATAGGAATTTCAATGGCACTTTTTAATCTTTTAGGCGGTGGTATCAGTTTTGGTACGGAAGCTCGTAATGGAATAAGCATTTTGAGTGGGTCTCCTTATGAAAAATCACTACTTAAATATCCAAGTGATTTAGGTGCAGCTGATAAAGGTCATTATATACTTATAAACATTAATGAACAGATTAATACTTCTTTTCCCGGAACAGAAGTTAAAGATGACCTTCCTACAGTACAGGCAAATAGACAACGAACATTGGCACAAGCTGGACCTTTTGATGCAATAAGTGCAGCTTCAAATATTTTAAATGTTATTCCTGATGCACTTAAAACTGTTACCGGCCTTGGAAAATTAACTGAAAAAGTGAATCCAAATATTGGAATAAGGACTATTCGTAGAATAACGGATACTGTTGCTTTGTATATGCCGGACACATTATCTTTTAATCACTCACAATCATACCCTAAATTAAGTGCATCTAGTACAAAAATTGCTGGTATTTCAGCAGCTATAGATACTCTTAAAAATAGTAGCGGATTTTTAGATACGATTGGTGACCAATTAAATAGTGTTGCTCCTTTTGTAGCTAATTCATATTTAAAAAAATACGGTGATTTTGGTAAAGTTTTATTTGCTGCTGGCACCGGTGGCAAAACAGAAAATCCAATGATGGAAATTTTGTATTCTTCGCCAGAGTTTAGAAGTTTTAGGTTTGATTTTATATTGGCACCAAGAAGCGAAAAAGAAGGTGAAGAAGTACAAAACATAATAAACTTATTAAAATTTCATCAGGCTCCTGAACTAGTGCAAAACTCGGGCGGTTTGTTTTTATATCCTCCTTCTGAATTTGATATATCTTTTCATTATAATGGTCAAGTAAACACAAACATTCCTAAAATTTCAACTTGTGTTTTATCAAGTATAGATACTGATTATGCACCAGGAGGTTTTGCTGCCTATGAGGTTCCTGAAAAAACAAATTCTTCATTGAGGTCAGAAACTACTCTTGGTGGAACTGGTATGCCAGTTGCTATACGTTTATCATTAGGATTTACAGAAACCGAATACCTTGTTAAAGGTAGTCCTTTATTACCAAGTAATAAAACTTTTATAAAACAACCACAACAATCATCAATTCCAGGAAGATATGGAGAAGAGAACGGTGTAACAATAAAATAATATGGCAAAATATTTTAATAATTTTCCTAAAGCATATTATAGTTTAGAAAATAAACCATATGGACTTGATGTTGTTACTAACATCATATCACGATTTACACTTGAACAATCATTCAAAGAAAACACATCAATCTATGAAAAATATAATGTTCAAGAAAGTGATACACCAGAAATAATAGCATCTAAAATATATGATTCTCCAGAGCGTCATTGGATTGTTTTGGCAATGAATGATATTGTTGATCCACAATTTGATTGGCCTTTAGACTATAGAACATTGATATCATTCATTGATGATAAGTATACAGCTAATGCAAATGTGTCAGCTGGCCAAACTGGATTAGTTTGGGCTCAACAAAATACACAAGCTTATTATTCAATTGAAACAAGAACAACAGCAAAAAATGGCCAATATTTGGAGAAAAAAGTTCAAGTTGATGCTAACACTTATGCAAATGTTTCAGTCTCATCAAGTAATGTAACATTAAGTGATGGCAATCAAATTACTATTTCCATCACAAAAGAGAGTAAAACATATTATGATTATGAGTTGGCAGAAAATGAAAATAAAAGGCAAATTAAAATTTTAAAAAGAGAATTTGCTTTTGCACTTGAACAAGAATTGAAGAATGTTTTTAACCCATGAGTTTAAATTTATCTCAACCAACACAATTTAAGATAAGGGATTTAACACTTATTACTAAATTGGGCAATGTAAATATTACTGGAATTTATCAAGAAATAAACATATATGACAGTATTTTTATGCCATGTGTTCGTGGAGAAATCTTAATTCAAGATGCAATTGGATTATCGTCTAGATTATTGTTAGATGGTAGTGAATATCTATCAATGGAAATTTCAAAAGGTGATGAGAACGGGCCAACAACATTTAAAAAAACTTTTAGAATTTATAAACAAAGTGGCAGAGAAACCGTAAACCCAACCTCAGAAGTTTACCTTCTTTATTTTGCATCGGAAGAAATGATTTTTTCTGAGCAACAAAAAATTAATCAATCATTTAATGGAACTTATACTGATATTGTAAATGTGGTTATGGAAAAATATTTGAATGTTAATTCTTCCAAATTAGGGGTAGTTGAAAAATCAAAAGGTTTACACACAGTAATTATTCCAAATTTATCTCCATTTGATACAATGAATTGGTTATGTAAAAGAGCTGTAAATGAAGATTCTTTACCTAGTTTTTTATTTTTTGAAAATAAGTATGGTTATAATTTTGTTTCTTTAAAAACAATAGTGGAACAAAAAACTATAATGGATATCAATTTTTCACCTAAAAATGTTCAAGGTTCAGAAAATGAAGAGTTTCGTGGTGCTCGTGATTTACAGGTTATTGGATCAAACGATTTAATTGAAAATATTAAAAATGGTGTATATGCTGGTAAATTTATTGGCATAGATCCATTAACAAGAAAAGTTAGCATTAATCAAATAGATTATAATCAAACATATTCTAAAGCACAAAAACATTTAAACAAATATCCAAATTTTACAGCTGCATTGAATCGTGAAGGAAAAGATTCTTCAGAAATGTTTAATTCTAAAATTTCATTATATTCTTATTCCACAGCTCGTGCAAATGTATCATGGGTTAAAACTCAAGATAGTAAAACTGCAACAATTATTGATGATACTCATGCATATGTTTTTCAAAGAGCGCCTATATTTGCAAATCTATTACAAACAACAATGCATTTAAATCTTCCTGGTAATTTTGGTCTCACTTCTGGTGCTTTGATTAATTTAAAAATGCCACTCAGGTCGGTAAAGGTTGCTAAAGATGATGGTTCGGATGATTATTTAAGTGGTAAATATATAGTTACTGCAACAAGACAAATTATTAAAGGTGATATGCATGAGACTGTTATTGAACTTGCAACAGATTCCACAAATAGACCATTAGTTAAAAAACAAACTTCTAACATGCAAAAAGCATCAAAATCGTAATGAATACAAATTTTGCTGGATTGAATGGTTTTATATGGTGGGTTGGTGTTATAGAAAACCCTGTTGACCCATTAAGAATTGGTCGTTGTCAAGTCCGTATATTTGGATGGCATAATGAAAATCCAACTATTTTACCAACAACAGATTTACCTTGGGCGCAAGCTATGTTACCACTTAATGGATATAAACACACCTCACCTCCAGCTTCTGGAGAATGGGTTGTTGGATTTTTTATGGATGGTGAACAAGCTCAAACGCCAATAATGATGGGTGTATTACCTGGAATAAAACCTTAAAGGAAATGAAATGCCACTTCAAGTGATAGCTAATACAACAGTAAGAAACGGTGTAACGATACACACGCCAGCAACTAGCCCTGATACACCGGTAAGTGGTCAACCATCAATACCAACACAAGAAAATTTTTGTAAAGCTTATGCATACACAAATGCTCAGAGAAGTCATGTTTGTGATTTTATATTAGAAATGAAAAAAGATATAGATTTATCAAAGTACACAAAAGCTCTTGCTAATACAATTAGAGAAGCTATTCGCAAACTATTAGCATTACTAGGAACAACTGACTCATCCGGAGTAACAACATTTCTTATTAATACTTTAAAAAATATTGCAAGAGAACTAAGAGACTTTAACAAGTATATTCTTAAACCAATCACAGATTTTGCAAAAACAGTTATTGATTACATAGCAACTCTTCGTTCAATAATCGCATGGATTTTAAGTTTACCTGCAAAATTGGCACAATTACTTTCAGATTGTTTAACAAGATTACGAAAATTGATTGCTAGTGTTTTTACTAGTCTTGTAGCAGTTGGCAGTGGTGTTGATCCAAATGCAACTTCTGGCCAAGATTTTGGAGAACTTATATCTGCGGCTAAAGATGCAACTACAGCTGTAAATGAGACATTAACGGCTGCACAAGAAACAACAACAGCTGTTGCTGGCATAGGAATTACAGCTGTAGCATTATTTTCACCAACAACACCAGCAGAAGCTAACTCAGCAACTTCACAAGCTTTAGATGCGATGTTAGAACAAAATCTTTCCGCTGCAGCTGCAGCTGTTACTGAACCATTTACTAGACCTGCAAACCCAATATAATATGTCATACTCACCTTTAAATGTACCCGGCGTTGCTGGAGATTCAGGTTGGACAGAACCAGAATCAGCTGTAAATGAAACCAATCAACCAATATATCCATATTATGATGTAAAAATAACGGATGGTGGCCATCTGTTTGCAATGGACGATACACCAGGTCGTGAGAATATTCGTTTACAACATGGCAAAAGTTATACTTTTATTGAGATGCATCCTAATGGCGACCAAGTACATAAAGTATTTGGTGATGATTACGAAATCACAATCAAAAATAAAAATGTTTTAATTCAAGGCCGTTGTAGTGTAACTGTTATGGGTGATTGTAACATGGAAGTTAAAGGTGATTATAATTTAGATGTCAAAGGAAATTATAATCTTAAAGTTGCTGGTAAATACAATGCTAATGTTGTAGATGATTTTGAAGTTGTGTCACAAGGAGATGTATCAATTCAAGCTGGTACAGATTATGCTGGCGCTATTTCTTTATCTGCAAGTGATGTTGTACAAGTCAGGTCTGACTTAAATGTTGCTGGAGCAATCCAAGGTGATATAATTACTTCTAAGACTAGAGTTGATGCAGGAACAGGTGTTGCTGCTGGTCCTTTAGGATTCGTTTCATTAACTGGCGGATTGGCAGTTGGTTTTCCTACTGCTTCATTTGGTGATGTTAGAGCTCTTAAATCAGGAACATTTGGACTTAGCGTTACAACGGCTTCATTAACATCTTTGTTTAGTACAACGATTATTGGTGGTTCTATATGGGAATCGGATGTAGTTAATTATATTTTAAGATTAACACACAGACCAGCGCCAACTGGTGAGATTTCGGCAGGCTAATATATTATGAAAAGGAAATAAAATGGCAAGTGTTTATGGAAGATTGGGTTTTGATTTTGACTCCAACAATACAACAGTTTTTACATTATCGGATGAAGCAGTAGCTCATCTAAATTCTTCACCAAGTTTTTTACCAAAAGCTTGGCAAGTAACTGACCTTTCAGCTAATAATACTGGTGGATACTATCAAAATCCAACTGCAAATGTGTATACATCATTATATGCAAATACAAATTTAATTTTTCAAACAGCAAATACTGTATTTACAGCAAACACATTTCCTTTAGCTTACAATGGTGAAGGTGAAAATTTAGCAAATACAGCTAATAACTTTTTAATAACTCTAAACCAGTTCAAATCACATACTGATAATATTTCTGGTGTAAACGCACTTGCGGATGCCGGCACTGCTGCCAGAGATTTTCCATATCGTGAGAGTGCTTTGGGTTTTGGTAAATTTCTAATTTATTTAACTTATCAAACCGATGGTATATCAAATGCTTCAGCCTCATTGGGTAGTTTTACCAGTTTGTTTGTTAATGACCAATTGAACGCCAACAACACCATCATTTATACTGACAGAATTAGTTTAAATAGCTCTTTGAATGTTACAAGTGTATCAAATTTAACTGGTTCTCAGATAAACACCATTATTTCACACATTCAAACTGCCAATACCTTGATTGATACCAGAAAAAACCACGACATAACTTTCTTTAGAAATAGTGCTCAAGTCGTTCAAGATTTTGGTAAAGTGTCTCAATTCTCAAATATGGGACCTATTGATACGCAATTAGCTAATAATTATATTGGTTCCGACAAACTTGTCTCTCGGCTTAACTCATAAATAAGATATGGCTACAGTTACCACAGATATTGTTAGAGATTTTAAAGACTTGGATTT